CGGTTAGCAATGAAAAAGTCCCGTAGGTCTTTATCTTGATATTGTTTGGCCACCTTATCAAAGAACCACTTATCGGATCTCTTGTCTAAGGCCTGACGGCCTGCTTTGACCTTGTGGTGTTTAAAGAAGTCAAACGATGGACTCTCAAAGTGAGTCCTTATGGTCACAAACACCACATACGCACCGTATGTGGAAAAGTGGCTCATTTTGGTTGTAGAATTTCATTAACTATCTGTGCTACGAAACCTTGAGACTGCTGCTGCATTGGTGGTAGGCCAGTTTCTAACATTTGGGCCGCCATTTGTTCTTTTAGATTTTGATAAGATTCCTTGATCTTGTCGGAAGTAAGGGATTTTAGATTGGCATACGGTTCATTATCGGTTTCAAGCACCCAACCTTGATTGAGGAAGTTGTTCTTACGATATATCTGATTTGGTTGATCAAGTTGTTTATTGTTCCACTTGAGGATCTTATTCTGGATACAATCAAAGGTCTCACGGTTGATATAGAGTTTATCTTCCTCAGGAACATACGACACCTTGCAATGCTTATAATCAAAGTGAGCAAGTAGTTCCTCACGAGTCTCATACTTGGTGAGAATATACTGTGCATCTGTTTTAGTATTATTGATAACATCCAGAATGTTTGTATTGTGCATATACGTCATCATTTCAGAGCGGCGCCACTCACCCTTTTCGGTCATAGTGATCTGCACCATAGCCGAAGCAGTATGATATCCCTCGGTCAAGTGGTTATAAACATCAACATCATTGTTCAATACAAAGATATCAATATCCTTGAAAGGTTTGTTCTGCATAACACTTGTAAAGAAACCACCAGCAATCACAACATTTCGTGTGATGCCATTCCATAGGAGGGATCGTGCGTTGATTTGAGATTTGATTGCTCTTTTGGATTCTTCAATAACAAGAGTTTCTTTTACATTAAACATCATATCACCATATTAAAGAGGGAGTTGGGAGGTATTTGTTTTCTTTAGGTAGTGGAGGTCTTCGGCTTCTAATTGTACCTTGGATTTGAGGACACCGGAGACCAGTTTGGCGGCCATTTCTACTTCGAATCCGTTTGCTTCGCAATACATAACGATTGCATCAATATACGGTATGTCTTTCATGTAGACCATCTCCTCGATGGCCATTGAAAAATTATTGATATCTTCTGCGTTCATACGAACATTCCGAAAATGCCAGAGAGAAGGGAAATTGTGATTGCTGATGCAATGGTGATCTCAATCGATCCGGTTGCCCAGTAACCGAGAATAGCGCCTAGAAAGATGCCGGCAAAGGCACAGATATAAACGTTGGTAGATAGAGCAAAGTTAAACTCACGCATACCAGTGTATTTGTCTTTCTCACTCATAATATACTCCTTAGCAGTAAAAGAACCATGAATTGGAGGCCATTGCTACATGGGTCATGATTGGTAGTATTGTAGCAACAATAACAAGGGATGTCAAGTAGATTTTAAGGATAGTGGACATGGAACTTTCCCTCTCACAATTATTTATCTGGAAAGAGAGAAATTCCGTGTGTGGTGCCGCACAAAGCGGGCCCGTTCTGTTACTAGGTGGAGCCCATACCCTAAGGATTACGCTGCTAGAGCGAAAGCCTCATATGCATTGTTATCGTTTGCATTTACGATTTGCTTTCGGTCTCCTTACGACCTTACTGAATCCTGTCGAACCTGAATCGCCCCCATCATAGATACACTGTCATCACCACCATGCTTACCCGTCTTACGGGGTCTATGTCTGTCCAGTGTATCTATGGTGGAGGCGGTGGGAACTGCCCCCACGTCCAAGAAACCTATGTTTCGTCTCTCAACGACCTAAGCAGGTATATTTATAGCACAAAAATTACTTCGTGTCAAGCTGATTTTCAAATTCCTCTATCCAAGGTGCTTGAGATTCCTTAATTACACGGATTTGATGTGCGGTCTCGGGCGAGACATTCAAGGAACTTTGCATCATCACCAACACTATTGCAGCCAGAGATACCAAGACTAAGAAACACCAATGCGATTAGATATACTTTCTTCATTTGTAGTCTCCGATTTCCTTCTTTGCTTCTTTGGTTCTTTCTTTACTACGAAAGTCTTGAACCACACAGCACTTACATGATAAGAGTTTATACTTCTTGCCTTTGAGATTGAAATTACCGGCATGAGTATGAGATTTCATTTAAAGACTGCCCAAAATTCTTTCATTGCCATTTCATAGTCCAGCACTAACTCTTTACCTTCCGCTAGTGAGTCGACCATCTTCAATATCTTTGTTCCTGTTGGATCGTTTTCAAGATATGCGAAACGTCCATCTACGGATGCGGCACATGCCACATAGTTGTCATCGGACACATAACAAGTCTTAGATAACTTTTTCATAGGTAGTTCTTCCAGTTGCTATCATCAGGGCCATAGTATGTGTCACCTACGAGGCCATAATCAATGACGAAATGGACTCTATCCAAATCCGATCCATTGATAACTGAATGAGACACATTGTTATTAAACTCAACAACCTCACCTTTCTTCATTATCATGTCACCATCATATAACGAGAATACCACCTGTTCATTAGTGATAACAGGAATGTGTATGCGTCTAGTATGTTCGAAGTGATACATAAAGTCTGTGTGTGGCCATATCTGCTGATTAGCCAATAGGTTGTGTAATGCTATTCTCTTTGGTTCAAGGTTCTCATAGTGTTCATTGACAACTCTTTGAATTGAATCTAATGTATCCTCGAATTGATTGAGCAATTCGGAATTATAGACCAACTTTGGAATGTAATAGTTTAGTTTATCAGGTAGGCAGAATAGAAAGATTAGTTTTAGATTGACCATGTTATGTGTGGTAGAGGTGAGATTTGCCCAGTCCAATGCTTCAATCTTAACAACATCAGCATCAACATTGACATTACCTAACATCTTATGTGAGAATGTCATAGGATAGTCTCCTCCCTAAACTGTTTAATCTTTCGGGCCAACTCTGGTATATAATCTCTGCGGTTCTTAATGAACACCTGAGGTGGTTCATGGTCGACCGAGATAAGAACCACTATTTGCTTACACTGTATACCAGTCATCTCCTCATACATCAAGGAGTAGCAGGTACATTGTTCAAAGTAACTTAGAATCCACTCCTCTTTCTTAGGTTTTAGAGAAGTTTTAAAGTCAATGATAGAAGGCACGCCATCAAACTCGGCAATACAGTCCACTTGACCAGCAAGACCGAGTGTTTCAGAATAGAGCATAGTTTCCAGATAGTGAACATTATCAACTCTGTCTAAGATTGGAACAAACTGATTAAACGCATGGCGCATATCAGGCATTACGTTTTGGTCAAGGAACCCTTCCTGATTAGAGATATAAGATTCCATAAGAGAATGGAATTTTGTACCTCTGCGGCTTGCTCGTGCCGAGATTTTGTTCGCTTCTTCTTCGCCGACTTTTTGTCTCCATTTCGCAATAGAGTCGCCTTTGAAGTGAGATAGGAAAGTCGTAACCGAGGGGAGTTTAACATTCGCATCCGTTGGTGAAACGTAGTATCGTTTTCCATTGATCTCTTGCCTTTCAAGTGTGCATAGTGTATCGGTGTTTATATGGGTAAATTTTTTCAACAGCCTACATCAAGATCATCATATATTCCATTCATGATCTACTCCTTTATTATGTTCATATTATATATCATCTATTTTATAAAGTCAACCTTTATCTTGTGATTTCTTCCCAGTCCATTGATCCGAAACAGGTGCTGGTATCCGTTCCTGCTGTGATTGCTAGTGTGAGTGGTGTTGCCGCTCCTGTAAATGAGTTTCTTTCCAACTGGAACTTAAACAAGGCTTCTTTGAGAACGTCGATAGATGGTGATGCTTGTGTGGATGAATTGACATAACCAGAAGCCAATATTCTGCCACCGGTAATACCGGTGCCTGATGTGGTATATTCAACTGCGGAATCTGCGGCGGCGGAAGTCCATGCTCCTGTTGTAACTGTACCACCAACGATGACTTGCCAGTTAAAGTCCACACCATTACCACGACCTAGAATAGATAGTGCGGTCATAATAACAATAGCGTCTAGTGCCGTTGATTTAAGTCTGATAGACACAACTGGATAATATGTACCTGCTGTTGTTAATGCCTTTGGTGCCGTAATAAGTGTACCAACGGCTTGCTGTGTTCCTCGTAGTTCATAACCACCTTCTGAAATAACAGAAGAACAAACTTGTTTCATGGTGCTATTAGAAGCAGTCACACCTAAATTCTTAATCTCTTGACGCAATGGCAATGATGCTGTGGTCATGTATGTTGTGTTAAGAATGTTGGCATGATGAAATGAATGACAGTGTATCAATTGGCCATCGATAACGAAACCACATCTAACGGTACCAAGACCTAGCCATTCAACGTCAATAAACAAAATCTGTGCTTTTGAAATGTCTAGTGTTATTTTAGATGGACTTGATACAACATCACCAAGCAAGGTATCAATGTTCCAATCGGCCTGATTTATTCTTGTTTCAGTGATAGTACCAGATGTGTTTGATCTTTGAACAAATGAAAGTGTGGATCCATCAAGTTCAAGATAGATACCGTTATCGACACCGTAATAACCAACTCTTTGTCTAAGATTTGATTTGGACGTATTCATAACGAATGTGGACAGGATCTGTAGTGATTTGCCTGGCTGATAAGAGAATACTTTGGTTGTCTCTCTAATGACCTCTGCATTAGCACCAGTTGTCACATTTAGATTAACAAGACCCTCTGTAGATGAAAATGCGAATGATGAATTGCCAGAGGTGTTTGCTGTGTTCCATAGTCCATTGTCTTTGAAACGATGGCTGGAATCGAATAGGGTGAGAGGAGTAGACATTCTGGCTCTGCCAAACGCATCGACTGCCACGCCTGTAGGGTTAGCAGGTCCAACCTGATTACCATACTTGTCGGCTAGCATTACCACTTCAAAGAGAGTTTTCTCTTGATTTAGGTATTGGTGGGTGTCTATGCGAAACTGAGCCATAAGTCTACTCCTTATATTATATTCTATTTAGGATGTTATAATCCCATCTCCGTTTTCTGAATGATATACTCTTTGACAACACCAGAACGAACGATGTCCTCAATACAAAACTCAATATGGTCGAATGAGGCCATACGGCGAGTAACAGCCATCAATTCTTTAATACCAGTCTTGTCGTGTGGTTTATGTAGATCAGTCTGACGATAATCACCAGAGAATATAATGCGAGAGTTATTGCCAATACGGGTCATAACTGTATCAATCTCAGAGAATGTCATGTTCTCGCACTCGTCAACAATAATAATTGAGTCATTGAATGTAGTACCACGCAAGAAGGAGGTGGTAGTAAACTCAACAAGGTTCTTTAACTTCAATATGCGATATCCATCACCACGACCGAATAGATCGTCGCAAATCTCTTGATAAGGTTGTTCGTAAACTTCCGCTTTTTGTTTCTCTGTTCCGGGCAAGAAACCCATATCACGAGACGGTACGACCGAACGGATGATAACAACCTTTTTATATATGTCGTTTTCTAAAACCTCCTTTAGAGCAAGATAAGTGGACAGGAATGTTTTACCAGTTCCTGCATAACCATGTAGCATGAGATTTTTACCAGCATAATAAGCATCAAAGACATTCTGTTGATTAACTGTTAGAGGTTGAATGTGTCTTAGTTCAAAATGGTTTTTCTCGGCATGGTTCTCGCCATGTTGCTGTTGGTTATTGTTTCTTCTGGATTTACGAGACATATATTTACC